TCTCGCAAGGTGCCGTGAAAATCTATACGGGTTCCGTTGTCCGTGTTTCGGGGATCTCGGACAACGAACCACCAACTCTCGTTCTCGGTCCTGATAAATTTGAGTGGCAGCTCCTGGATCAGTTACTCTTTCCCGCCTCCAGGTAGCTCTCGGTAACTCTCGTTTCTCGTTTGGCTATTTGCTTTTCTTAAAGTTCACCATGCAGCGTCCTTCCCGCAGGTAGCTCCTGTTTCTGTTAAGGAAAAAATACTAATGCTCGTGGTTCTCGGTTCTCGGTTGGCTATTAGTTGTGTGTTAGACCATCAAAGTTCCTCAGGCAGCCGAAGGCGTTTCACCTGTTTCCTTTCGAAGCTCTCGGTTGGGTTTGCGTTTTCCGTGGACAACGGAACACTAAAGTACAGGGAGCCTGAGCGTAGCTCTGTTTCAAATATATTTTTTATTATCCATTGACTTTAATCCTGAGCTATCTTATCTAGATAGGAGCAGGGACACACGGTCTTGTAAATTGGCTAGCCAGTCCCTGCACAACAACAACGAACAACGGAGAAACAAATGAAAGATGAACTACAAAAGTGGATGGATAAACACGTGATGGTGATGACTCTGTCTGATAATAAGAAACAAGAAAAGAAAATAAAAAAAGCAATTGAGACTAAGGTGCGTGAATCGTTAACAGCGGAGAATAAAAATGCTAAAACAATTTAGGGTAATAATTCAATGGGGGCTGACAACGTTACCTGACAGCGAAGTTAAGACATATTACTTTGAAACCGAAAAGGAAATGGAATCGTTTCTCGATGGTGTTCATGAGGCTAATGGTTGGTTGGATTATGAGATCAAAGAAGAGGGACGCAATGTGGACAGATAAAAATACCATTGCCATCTTGTGGGGCGTAGAAGACGTTCAGACTCAGGCTACTATTCGCGGCCTTAAGCTTACAAAGAAAGAATGCCGGAAGGTTCTCGAAGCATGTTTGAATCAACATGATGCAACGTTAGGGCTGTCGTGGGACATTCTCGATCATCACATCATCGTACTGTTTGGTGACAGAATCGGGAAGGAGGCAGCGTGATGCACGGAGTAGCGCTGCTCCTGGTGTTGATGTTAATCCATCCGAAGACCTGGGTGCCGTTGTTCGGGATCCTCGTTCTCTTCTTGATATCACTGTTCTAATCTCTCGCTCGGCCTGGAGCCTGCAGCGTGGAAGCTGGTAATTAAACACTGAGCCGTCAGGCACGGAGAAGGTTGGTGTCAAGGTAAATCTCGTTTCTCGGTTTGAGATGAATTGTGTGATTCAACTTATAAGTTAAAACAGGGACGGGTGGCAGGTCATTGGAACTTCAACTTGGAAATCCTTGTGGCTTATAGAAAGACTTTTTTTGGTAAAAATTTCGTTTGACATTAAAAACGAATATATTTATTTTTACATCAAACTAACAAAAGGAGAAAGTATGGGCTTTGACTTATACGGAAACAACAAAGGAAATTCCACAGGCGAATATTTTAGAAACAATGTTTGGTGGTGGAGACGACTTGCTGACTATGTTTGTGAACATACCAAAGTGGTTGATGAGAAAGACTTTGAGAAATGGCAATACAATGACGGACATCAAGTTAGCAAAGAAGAGGCAGAACAAATTGCTAATCAACTTGAACACTTAATTAATTCAGGTCATGCTAAAAAGTATGCCGAACAAGTTAAGCAAGAACAAGAGATTGCAGAGGCAACTAATAAAAAGGTTGAAGAACTTTTTGAAAAGATAAAACATAAGGTTAAGGTTGCAACTGGTAAAGAACTCGTTCCAAATGAATATCCAAAAGAATATAAAGATGAGTGGGATAGAACCTATCAACTGCGAGACAGCAGAGAAAGCTATCCATTCAATATTGCAAATGTAAAAGAGTTTATTGAATTTTGTAGAAACTCAAACGGATTTAGAATAAGTTAAAAATTAATCTCTCGCTCTCGCTCGGAATTTCTGGGCGAGGGCTTACCTCTAAACTAGAACTCACCACAGGTCGCCGAGCAACTGTTTCGTTGTTCCTTGTTCGTTTAAATCAAACTTTTTTTACAACTTAAAAGCTAGAGTGTAATAAACACAGCAAAATTAAAATTAAAATATTTTTAGTTTAACCCTTGAAATTTGATTAAAGATAAACTATCTTATCAAGATAAGATAAAATAAATTATCTTATATAACAACTAACAACAAAAAAAGGAAAACAAATGACAGCACTAAAAAAAGTAAAGTCAAAAAGTTTAACCGACAAAGAAAATAAGTTAGGGTTAAATTTTGCTTTGATTAAATATCAAATCAAAGACTACACAAAGAAATTAGATTTGTTAAAAGAGCAAATCTCAATTTTATTTGAACAGAAAAAACAAAATGTAATTTTTATCTTTGATGAAAAACATCAAGGTTATATTCAGAAAATTACTAGAGTAATGAAAAGATTTGACACAACTAAATTCAAATCAGAAAACCCAGAGGTTTATGAAAAGTATTTGGTTGATTCTAATTATTTAGAGTTCAAACCTTTTATTGAGGAGTTAGAAAATGGCAAATAATCTAACTACAATCATACAAAGTAATTTAGCTAAGGTTAATAATAATACTCAATTAACTGAAAGTCAGAAAAAAACTTTCAGAGAATTAGATTATCAATTAATGTTTAAGACACTTGAGAGCATTGTTGAGGAAACAATGTTAGAGTATCAAGGAACAGAGAGTGTGGAGTTCTTGAGAAGAAAGTATATTGAGAAGTTCCAACATCTACTTGAGTTAATAAGTAAGTAATGACTGATAAGAATAATCTTTGGATATATCGGTCAGATATTAATAACCCTAGTCGAGTGGCTAGGGTTAAACTAAAGACAGTCATTAGGTATCTTAATCGCAAGGTTGCGAGACGATACACATACCACGCAAACAAGACTACAACTAAAGGTTGCTTTAGCAGGTAGCATCAATAGCCCAGCTTAATAGCTGGGCTATCGTTCCGAGTTTAGAGTTCCATTTTCCAAAAACCTATATAAATCAATATCGAACCCCCCCACCCCCCGTTTTACAGTTCTATGTATCTGGGCGTCTTAGTCTGTAAGCAAGTTGCACACACGCATAGGGGTGGTATATTCTACAATTCATATGGAAAACGAATTGTTGACGGGGGAGCAGCTTAGAGACAAAGTGGAGTCCCTTTGGTTGAAACACATAAAATTATGTCAGGATAATTTTTTATATTTTGTAAAAGAAATGTGGCCAGATATTATTTTTAAAAAAGAAAAAGATAAATCTAAGTGGGGCCACCATCAAGTTATTGCAAATGAATTTACTAAGATAGCTAAACAGAAAAAAGGGAGGCTCATTATCAATATGCCACCTAGACATACTAAATCTGAATTTGCTTCCGTTTATTATCCTGCATGGATTATAGGGAAGTTTCCTAAGATGAAATTAATGCAAGTTTCTCACAACGCAGAACTAGCAGCACGATTTGGTAGTAAGGTTCGTAATCTAGTTGACTCACCACAGTATAAACAAATCTTTGGTGATGTTCGTTTAAGAGAAGATTCTAAAGCAAAGGGACGTTGGGAAACGAATCATGGTGGTGAATACTATGCTGCCGGTGTCGGTGGTTCTATTACAGGTCGAGGTGCTGATTTATTAATTATAGATGATCCACATACAGAACAAGATATCTTAAGTGATACTGCTATGGAAAAAGCATATGAGTGGTATTCATCAGGACCCCGTCAGCGTTTACAACCAGGTGGTTCCATCTTGCTAGTAATGACTAGATGGGCTGAAGATGATTTAACTGGACGACTTATTAAAACACAAACAGAAGTTAAAGCAGATAAATGGAAATTAATTTCTTTTCCAGCAATACTTCCAAGTGGTGAACCAGTATGGCCAGAGTATTGGAACCTAGAAGAATTAGAAAAAGTTAAAGCATCTATTTCAATTAGAAACTGGAATGCTCAATACATGCAGGATCCTGTTGCAGAAGAAGGTGCAATTATAAAAAGAGATTGGTGGAGACCATGGAAAAAAAGTATACCTGCTTTGCAACATGTTATTCAAAGTTAT